ATGCGTCGAAAAATCACGACCAGTTTTACCCTAAATATATACTTGGAGATACAAAGATGCCTAGAAAGAGAATTCAGAAGAACGGATACCCTTTGCCATCTAAACCAGATGGGGAGTTTACTCAAGATGAGTTGGATTGTTACGCCGAACTCGTTCGGCAAATCCGGAAGAAGGGGACCGAGTCGGCGGCCTCGGTCGAAGAGGTTATCCTGGCGGCCTGTCTCAAGGCCCGGGTCGACTATTTTCGGAAGAGGGTCCGGAACCTGGACGACATCGTAATTATTGGATCGACGGGGTCCGAGACCGTCCACCCTTTGGTTAGGGAACTCCGGGCGGCCGAATGCTCTTATGGGACCTTGTTGGGCAAACTACTTCTAACAACCAGGGCCGCCCTTAGCGGTTCGTCGAAACGCCCCAGTCCTTCCGAACCCGTGACCCCAGGCGATGCAGGGGAGACCGGCGGGATCATCCGACTTATGAAGGCCTCGGGCGAATGACGGCAAAACGCCAAAAACTCTTAAGTCCCCAGGAACTCCCTGGCGGGGATTACATCGACCTCCAAATGGCGGCCGACCTTCGCCAGGATTTTTTCCCCAACCTCAAACTTTGTAAGGGCGAGTGGGCGGGGAAACCCCTTCGCCTCCTCGACTTCCAGTTCGATGAAATAATCAAACCCCTCTTGTGTAGGAAAAGGCCGGACGGTCGCCGCCGTTACCGCAAGGCCTTTGTCGCCATGCCCAGGAAAAACGCCAAGACAACCTTAGCGGCGGCGATCGCGATTTTCCACCTTCTCTTGTCCGGAGAACAAGGCGGAGAGGTCGCCTACGCCGCAAGCGATGCAAACCAGGCGGCGATCGCCTTCGGGATCGCCAAGGCGATGATCGAGAGCTACCCATTTTTTGCGACCCGTTGCCGGATCTACCGGCGGGAGATCCACTACAAGCCGACCGATTCCGTTATGAAAGTCTACAGTTCCGAGGCCTCGACCCTTCACGGGGCGAACCTGTCTTTCGCCCTGGCGGACGAGATCCACCTTTGGAAGGGCCGGGACTTGTGGGACGCAATTGTTTCGGGTTGTGCGGGTCGACTCCAGTCCCAGGTCGTTGCCATTACGACCGCCGGTCACGACCGGGGGAGTCTTTGTTTCGAGCAATGGCGACACGCCGAACGGGTCGCCGCCGGGGATGTCGAGGACCCGAACTTTCTCCCGGTTATTTACGGACTCAAACCCGACCAGGACATCGGGGACCCAAAGACTTGGGCGGCTTGCAATCCAGGCCTTGGCCAAACTGTGTACGAGGATTTTCTCCAGGAGGCCTATAACGAGGCCCTTTTGATCCCGTCCAGGATGGACTCTTTTCTCCAGTTACATCTAAACGCCTGGCGGTCGTCGTCGTCGACCTGGATCCCGGCCGACCGTTGGCGGGCTTGCCAGGGCGACCGCCCCGACCTGGAGACCCTGAAAAAATCGCCCGCCGTTATGGGTTTGGATCTCTCGGGGACCTCCGACCTAACGGCGATCTCGACCGTTTGGAAACTTCCGGACGGTCGTTTCTTTGTCGACTGCCATTGTTTTTTGCCGGAGGCGATCGTCGACCGGGAACGGTCCACCCTGACTCCCTGGCGGGAGTGGGCCAAGCGGGGTTGGTTGACCCTCATCCCTGGCGATGTCATTGAGTTCGATTTTGTGCGGGCGAAGGTCCTGGAACTCGGGGAACGGTTCGGGATCTCCGAGATCGTTTGCGACCGTTGGCAAATCGCCCAACTGGCGGCCGAGCTACAATCTTCCGCCGGGTTTAATATTACGGGCCACGGCCAGGGTTACGCCTCAATGGATCCCTCGACCAAGGGTTGGGAGCGGGCCATCCTGTCGGGCCAACTCATCCACGACGGGAACGAGATCCTCTCCTATTGCCAAGGGAACTGTGGCCTCGTTCGGGATCCGGCGGGCAACCAGAAACCGAACAAGAGCGGGGTTAGGTCTCAACGGATCGACGCAACCGTCGCCGCCCTCATGGCTTTGGATCGACTCCGGGTCTTCGCCCCGACGGGCGGCGGTTGGGACGGCGGGGTCGTTTTTGTTTGAGGTTTTAAAGTATGGTAGAAGACTAACTGGCATTTTTTTTGGGTGGATTATGAGTGAAGTAAAAATCGGACCTTGGACCATCGAGGCGGACCCAAGTCAATCAAAGTCCAATCTTCCCAAGGTTTCTTTGCATGGGATAGAAGTCCCAAATCTTGTCGATTTTGTTGTCGAGTCCAATTTAAAAATTATGGATGTAACAACTTCTTTTGATTCTCAAGTCCGGTCTTCTCCTGGGAGAACCACTTGCGACTTGACGATTAAAGTCTCGTTTGATCCAAACGACGATTTTTCTCCGATCCCAAAGGAATTTGTCAAGGACCATGTTTTAAATGAATTGATGGAAAGAATCTTGTTCTTGGAAAGAGAAAGGTCAAGTCTCCTGAATAAATTGAAAAATGCTAATAAAAGCTAAATGAATTGAGGCCGCCAACTCGCCTTGGCCGCCTGGATATTCTCGGGGAATGGCAACCGGTTTCCTCGGCCTTGTTTCGACTTTTGGGTCCCGCCTTTTCCGGCGGTCGCACCCGGTCCGCCAGTTGCGGGACTGGAACCAGTTCACAAACCCTTGGGCCTACAACCCCAGGGCCGAGGACTATCTCGGGATCCCGGCGGTCTGGACCTCGGTCCGGTTGATCGCCTCGACGATCGCCTCTCTCCCTCTCAAACTGTACCAACGGGACAACGACAACGGGCGGACCGCCCTGTCGGCCCGGGGCCATCCTGTCGCCGGGATTTTCGCCAGGCCAAACCCTTTCCAAACCGAGATTGAGATCCGAGAGGAACTCGTTTTCTCCGCCCTGGTTTACGGTTACGGATACGCCGAGATCTCCCACGACGAGCTAGGCCGGGCGGTTTCCCTGTCGCCGATCCCGTTCGCCGATGTCCAGGAGGATGAAAACTCGGTCACCGGGGAACGGGTTTGGAAAATCAACGAACACGACGGGACCGGTCGGACCAGGATCCTCCCCGATTCGTCTATGTTTTGTTTTTCCGGTTTCATGGGTAAGGGCCTTGGGGAAGTTTGCTCGAAGTCCCTGGAACTGACCAGGGCGGCCCAAGAATACGCCCAAGCAGTTTTCGAGAACGGGGCCCAACCTGGCGGGACCCTCTCGGTCCCTGGTGTCCTGAACTCCGAGGCCGCCGAACGGTTGCGGCGGGAATGGGAGCGAAGACATTCCGGGATTGGGAACTCGTTCCGCACGGCGATCCTCCAGGGCGGGGCGACCTACTCCTCGAACAACGGATCGAACCAAACCGCCCAGGCGGTCGAGATGAGGCAATTCCAGGTCGCCGAGTGTGCCAGGGTCTTCGGGATCCCGATCGGCAAACTCGTGGACGGTAACACCAATTCACCCGAGGCGACCCAAATCATTTTCCTCCAGGATTGCATTCGACCATACCTGGTTCGTTTCGAGGAACTATCCTCGAAAAAACTTCTCCTGGACGGCGAGAAAGTCTCCCTCTACTGGGAACACTCGATTGACGGGATCCTCCGGGCTGACATCGTCTCGAGGTTCAAGGCCTATTCCGTAGCGAAAAACTGGGGGATCATGTCTTCCAACGAGATTCGCAAATTAGAAAATATGCCAGCAATTGACGGCGGCGATACCTTTCTTTCGCCCGTTAATATGTCCCCCCTGGTCCCCGATCTCGGGGCCCCCGGGGCCAGGGCCCCGTCTTCCGAGTCCCCTCTCTCCGCCGAGATGTCGATCGACGAACCCACCCCAGGCGAGGACATCCTTCCGGGGGAGGGAGGGGTTCCTCCAATCCAACCGGCCGGGAAGGCCGCCGCCCAAGTCCCTGGCGGTTCGCCCGATGTCGCCTCAACCGCACTCAACGGGGCCCAAATCGCCTCCCTGGTCGAACTGGTGAACCAGGTCGGCCAAGGCCTTGTCCCCGCCGCCTCGGCGAAGGCGATCGCCTCCGCCTCGTTCCCGTTCCTGGCGGCCTCGATCATCAACTCGATTTTCGACCCGGTCCAGGTCCGACCGGTCGCCCAGGAGACAAACCCTTGACCCCGGAAGAAAACGGCTGGGACGGTTCGGTTTTGTTTGTCGGAGGTCCCAGGCGGTTACCCGTAGGGCCCGCCAGTCTCCCGCCGATACGGATTGAGGCCGACGACCTTTTCCCTCCTCCCCTGGCGGAATACCGCCAACGGGGAGTCCTGAAAACGGAACGACCGCCGGAGGTTTACCGATGCAACCCAAGGGGTTAGAAGTCCGAACCTTTACCTCGACCATTAAGGCCGAGGACGATGGTCGCCGCCTAGTTGGCTACGCCGCCAAGTTCGACTCTTTCTCGGAGGACCTTGGCGGGTTCGTCGAAGTTATCCGACCCGGGGCCTTCGCCAGGTCTCTGGACGGCGGGGCCGATGTCCGTTGTTTTGTTGAACACGACCAATCAAAACTACTCGGCCGGATGTCCTCGGGAACTCTCCGCCTCGTCGAGGACTCGATCGGCCTCCGGGTTGAGTGTGACCTACCCGAGGGGGTCAGCTACGCCGAGGATCTCCGCCGCCTCCTGGCCCGAGGCGACCTTAACCAATTCTCTTTTGGGTTCCGAACTCCGCCAGGCGGGGACGAGTGGGGGATCGTCTCCGACGAGGATCCCCGCCGGTTGCGGACCTTGCGGGCGATCGACCTGGTCGAGGTCTCCGCCGTCTCGATCCCCGCCTATGCGTCGACCGAGGCGGCCCTCCGATCACTCGCCCAGGCGGACGACGGGAAAAAACTTTTGAAACTCCGGGCGGAACTTCTCCGCCTGGATCTGGTTCGCCTTCGTTAGCCGGTTAAGTTCGCCGGTTAATGATCTCTAGTTCCCCCATTTTTGGAGTTTACCCAATGAGCATTGAAACCCGAAACAAGTTGATCTCCGACCACGCCGACATCCTGGCCCAACGGTCGGACACCCTGACCCAGGCCAACGAGATCGCCAAGCGGGCCGAGATGTCCCCCGAGGACATGGCGACCCTGGAGCAACTCGTCCAAACCATTCACAACCTCGACAGCCGCCTCGCCGCCCTCGAGGCCGAACTGGCCCAGGATCCCGCCGACGATGCGGCGGAGACGACCGACGAAACGGCCTCTAGGTCATTGCCAGCGGTTTCCGTCCGGAACCTCCAGGCCCCTCCCGTTGTTGTTCGCCAGGCCCCGAGACGGATCCAGTCCGCCCCGGCCTTTGTCTCCGACCTCAACGACACCAGGGCAAACCGGAACCGTGACCTCGCCTTCCGGGGTTGGGCCCTCGCCGGTTCCGGCCAGGTTCGCCCCGAGTTCGTCAAGGCCGCCCGTGAAATCGGGTTCGACCTCAACCAAAGGTCCCTCCGGATCCAACTCTCGACCAGGGCCCCGAAGTTCGCCGACTTTTCAACCCGGGCCTTGGCGACCCTTCCCGCCGCCTCGGGCGGTTGGACGGTCCCCCGTGATTTTGTTGAGCAACTAGAAAAGGCCTTGTTATACACTTGCCCAATCCGGGAGTTTGCCAAAGTAATTCGTACCGAGCGGGGAAACCCCTTGGAAATTCCGACGATGGACGACACCGCCTCAAGGGGTGAAATAGTCGGTGAAAACTTGGCCCACAACGAACTAGACCCGACCTTCAGCCAAAGGAACTTGGGGGCCTTCAAATACTCCTCAAAGATCGTTCGGATCTCAAACGAACTTCTTTCGGACTCGGCGGTAAATATCTCCGAGGTTGTGGGGACCGCATTGGGCGAAAGGATCGGGCGGATCCAGCTCGACCACTTCACCAACGGAGTTGGTGGGACCCAACCCTTTGGACTTACTCAAGGGGCCGGGCTTGGCTTAAGTTCCGCCGGTTCTGGTGTTATCTCGGTTGATGATCTTTTGAATTTAATTTCAAAAGTAGACTTGGCATATCGCCAAAACGCGGTCTTTATTATGAATGATGCGACCTTGATCGCCCTCCGAAAGTTGCGTTATGCAACAAGCGGAGAACCGATATTCAATGTCGACTATCGTCAAGACGGGGCCCCAACTCGTTTGTTCTCTTATCCGGTCATCGTGAATAACTCGATGCCAAATATTGGGAACGCAGGGAGAGCGGTCGTTTTTGGCGATATGTCGCAATTCTGGATTCGTGACTCCCTCGACATTGAAATCATGCAATCAATGGAACGATATTTTGAGTTTTCTCAAACCGGTTTCCTGGCGATTGCAAGGTCGGACTCAACGGTTATCAACCCTAACGGGATTAAGTATTTGACCTCAAATTAAAAAAAACGAGAAGCGGGGCCGGACAATTTTGACCGGCCTCGCCTTTTTATGGAGGTTCGCCATGCCATTTTTAGTTCGACTTTTGGAATCCGTTGTCAGTTCTGAAAAATGCTGGCAGTCTGGGGAGATTTACGAGTGCCAGTCCGAGGAGGATTCGGCAAGCATGATCGCCGCTAATTTGGCGGTCCTCGCCGACATTCAACCTGCCCAGGGTGTCCAAGAACCCGAACAACCCAAACCGGCGGAAGACGAGTTCGAGGCCAAGAAGGCCGCCCAACCAAAGGCGACAAAGTCCAAGGGGGCCTGATGCCAGTCCTCGAAAAGGTTTCCGGGCCGAGTGTGGAACCGGTCACCCTGGCCGAGGCCAAGGCCCATCTACGGATCGACTCAACCGACGAGGACACCCTTGTCGGTTATCTCGTCGCCGCCGCAAGGGAATACATCGAGGAGCAAACCCGCCTCTCCCTGGTTGCAACCCGTTGGCGTTATCGCCTGGAGGGGTTCCCCGAGGATAATGGAGACATCGAACTGCCTCGGCGGCCGATGATCCTTTCGACCAATGCAAATAAAAGCCTATCGTCTCCGGTTGTCCGTTATTGGCAGGGGACGGAAGTCGAGGAGATCTTTCTCCTCGACCAAACGGACGGCGACTTTCTCGCCGCCACGGGGACCCCGCCAACCGTCCGACTTTACAACGCCTGGTTTTGGCCCTTTCTGACAACCTGGCGGCCCCTACCGGTCGAGATCGAATATACCGCCGGTTATGGTGTCGACGGGACTAATGTCCCTCGCCCACTCAAATTGGCAATCCTTCTCCTGGTCGGTCATTGGTACATGAACAGGGAGGCGGCCTCAAATGAGGCGGGCCTACCGATCCCGTTCTCGGTCGAGAATATCCTCCGCCTTTGGGACTCCGGGGAGTACAAGTGAAACCGTCGGGCCAATACCGTCACCGGGTCGCCATCCTCAAACCGACGAGGACCGTCGACAGTTTTGGCCAGGATGTCCTCTCGTTTGCCGAACACTTCCAAACTTGGGCCTTGGTTGCCGGGAACGGCGGCGGGACCCAGGCGGTCGTCGGCCGGGGCCAGGTTACCTTTTCGCATACTGTCACCGTCCGGGATTGTTCCGAACTCGCCCAGGTCCAAGAGACCTGGCGGGTCAGGTTTAAAGGCCGGGACTTTGTTGTCTCCTCTATCGATCGCAACCCGGAGAAACCCCGGGAAGAGATCGTTTTCGCCTGTACTGAGGAGGTTCCCATCACATGAGTCGATCCGACTTTAGTCTGGCCCTCTCGGGCGACCAACAACTTTTGGAGAACCTGGCGGCGATCCAGGGCGGAAAGACCGCCATGTTAAAAAAGGCGGTCCGGGCCGCCGTCAAACCAATCCAGGCCGCCGTCAAGAAAAATGTCTGGCGGACCTCCGCCTCGAAGGGAAAATCGGTTTTCGCCAAGGGCGGGAACTCGGTTGGCTACTCGGTTTGGGGCGGACCCAGGGACAACGACGAGAGGGGCCTGTGGCATTTACACCGATCCAATCCCAAATATCGGGGGAAGAAAGGACTAGAAAATTCTTTCCTAATCGTCGGCCGAACTGGATCCCTTCGGAAATCAGTCACGACAAAAATCGTCGTCGGGAAAAAACAGTCTTTCCAGGTCACCGACTCCAAGGGCAACGCCAAGTGGAAGTCCCGAGGGTCCGGAAAGGTCAATGGTTTTGTCGGTCACAAACACCAACGAATCGTCGCCTTTTCGCCGTTCACTCGCCGCCTGGTAATGAATGACCCGGCCCGATATGCCCACCTAATCGAGGGCGGTCATGTCCTGAAAATCCGGGGCCAGGTTCGGGGTTATGTTCAACCTCGCCCGTATATGTCGATCGCCTTCCGTGAGACCAAACACCAGGCAAAAAACCTGGCGGCCGGGATCCTCAAGGTCGAGATCGAGACATATTGGAAGAGGCGGGGAATGTTGAGAAACGGGAGAAATATCTAATGTCCCTGGCGAAGGCCTTCCGCCAATACCTGGTCGGGGTTCCTGGTTTCTCGGCCAAGATCCCAGGGGGGATTTTCGCCGAGATCGCCCCGGCCTCGGCCGCCTCGACAACCTTTGGGGTTTATAGCGGGGTCGAGATCGTCGACCAATTCGACTTGGCCGGGCGGTCAATTTATAAGGTGGAGTCCTTCGACCTGACAGTCACCGCCAAGACTGTCGCCCAATGCGAGGAGGCCTTCCGCTGGATCCTCGACAAGTCCGGGCCAGGGAGTTGGTCGGGGGTGTCGGAGATCAAGGTCTTTTGGTGGAGGGTGACGACCTCGGGCCATGTTTCGGAGATCGTCCTCGACGGTTCCGACGAGTCGATCCGGCAAGTCCGAATGAGTTTGACCGGGGCCTTTTGTTTTATCTGACAATCCTTTGGAGTTCTGACCAATGCCAAACCCTCTTTTTTCGACCGGAACGATTGTAAAGATCGCCGAGGAAACCACGGCGGGAAGCGGAACCTATTCAACCGCCACAACTTTGGACAACCTCCGGGCAATTACCGGGAACTCCTGGACGATGTCCTTTTCGGATGTCACCTCCCTGGCCGACACCTACATCCGCCGCCGTCCGGCCCGCCTGGACAAGGGGACTGTGTCCTTTACCTTCACGGCGAACGACACCGCCCCGGCGACCAACCAACTGACTGACTTCCGATCCAAACTCCAGGGGCGGAAAAAGTACAAGATCACCGTCGACATCCAGGGGACGACCGCCGTTTTCGACGATACGACCCCATTGATCACCTTCGAGGGATATATCTCCTCGGTCGGGACCCCGTCGATCGCCAACGACGACAATGTTTTGAGTTACGAGGTCGGTTTCCAGGTTGATTGATTCTCAAAAGGGGTGGGCAATGTTGACAAAAGAAAACTTTCAACCTTTCGCCAGGTTGAAAAAGCGGACCGTTACTCTCCCCGATCTTGGCGGGGAGGTGACGGTCCGGGAACTTTCCGCCGGGGAGTTCCTGGAGTTCGGTCAAAAGTCGGCCTCGGCCTCCTCGGTCGCCGATAAGTCGGGGTTGATCCTTTGGCTTTTCGCCCGGTCGATCGTCGGCCAGGACGGGAAGAGATTATTTCAGGACGACGAGGCGGCAGTCCTGGGCGACTCGTTGACCAGGGGAGACTTTGAGAAGGTCCAGGCCGCCGTTTTCGACCTGAACGGGATGGCCCAAGAGACCGTCGAAAAAAACTAAGGTCGCCCGTCCGGCGGGCGGCCTTCGCCCTGGCTGGACACCTCGGGATGACAGTCGCCGAACTGTCGGAACGAATGGGGGCGGGCGAGTTGGTCGAATGGTTGGCCCTCCGGGGGATCGAACCTTGGGGCCCGTATCGGGAGGATGTCTTGGCGACTATGGGTTTTTCCTACGCCGTTGCGGGTCCTTCGGCCTCGGATCCCAAAAAGTTAATCGAAGGGATCCGCCTCCCCTGGTGGAAAGACCCAACCGCCGGGGACGGTGTCCAGGATCCGGAAAAACTTCGGGCCCTCCTGGTTTCTTGGGGTGGAAAACTCGAACCGAGGACCCAGTCCAATGGCTGAGAATGTCTCGACCCTGTCGATCGATGTCGGCCTCAACGCCGAAAAGGCGATGTCCGGACTCGGGAAACTCGGCGACAAGGTCGACGGTCTTGGGAAAACTGTCGCCAACTTTGGAAAGGCCGCCGTTGCCGGGGCCTTCACCTGGTTGGCGACCAAGGCGGTCGAGACCGCCGGAGAGTTCGCCAGGTTCGCCGACCAGTCCGACAAACTCGGGAAGTCCCTCGGGGCCATGTATGGCAACCTCTCCCGAGGCGGGGAGATTCTCGGCGGACTGTCCAAGATCTCAAGCACGACCGGAACAAATGTCGAATCCCTGGCTGGCTCGATGGAAAAACTTGCCGGGGCCGGGTTCGGCCTGGGGAAGTCCCTGGAGATCCTCCAGGGGGCCGGGGAACTCGATTGGTTATTTGGCGGGGGCGGCCAGGGTGTCGCCGAGATCTCCGGCGGGATCGCCAACCTCAATGGCCAGATGGTCGCCTCGGCCGACTTGTTTGACAAACTGAGGGCGAAGGGTGTCAACGCATACGACGACCTTGGGAAGGCGATCGGGACGACCGCCGACCAGGCGGAGCGGATGGTTAAGGCGGGCCGGGTTACTGGTTTCCAGGGGGCCCAGGCGATCGCCGCCTCTCTCCAGGGATCCGATGCAAAGTCAAAGCGGGCCGAGGCCGACACCATCTTGGGCCGCCTCGGGCAATTGGCCTCCCCGATCCAGTTCGCCCAGAAGATCGGCGACAAAATTTACACCGAGGAACTCGACGGACTCCGGTCGTTTGTCTCCGCCTTTTTCGCCCCGTTTGGGGCCGAGTCGAAAACCGTCAACGCCGGGAAGGTCGCCCTTGGCGGGGCTGCCAACGAGCGGGCCGAGATGATGAGGCAATTGACCGCCTACTTCGGCAAGGTCAACGAGGAACTCTCGAAGGCGGTCAAGTCTCCCCTGGACAAAATGCTCGACGAGTTCTCCAACCTAGACGCAAATATTCGCCTTTCAAATACCGACGAACGGTTCAAACAAACCGGCGACCTGGCGAAAAAACGCAAGGACCAACTAATCCAGGAGTTCGCTAAGGTCCCCCTAAACGCTTACGAGTCGTTGGCGAAAGAGGTCCTCGATGTCCGGGAACAGATCGACCAGGCCAGCAAGGGCGGGCAAAAACTCCTCGCCTTTGAACTCGAGAAAAAACTCAAGGACCTGGCCCCACGATATGAGACCGCCTTCGGGCCCATTGAAAAACTCGCCGAGAAGTTGCAGTTCGCCAAGGTCGACGCACAAAAGGCGGTCGACAAATTCGGCGACCAGGGCCAGGTCGGGAAGTTCGACAACGAGGCCAAGGAATTTATCAAGGCCCTCCGCCCAGGGCCCGACGGTCCCCTGGCAACCCTGACCGAGGGACTCGCCGACCTGGACAAGACCGCCCGACGAATCAGGGACCTTACCGACGGGGAAAGGTTATTTGATGCCGACACAATTCGCCAAGGGTTTGAGCTAATCAAACAACGCCAAGAGAAACTCCTGGCCGACTTGGAGGCGGGGACCCTGACACCGTTCGAGCAGTTTACCAAGGACTCGGCCAGGATCGCCAAGGACCTGGCGGCGGCCGCCCAGTCGGCCGACCCTGATGTCGCCCGCCGTTTGACCGAAGTTCTCGACCGCCAGAAGGCCGCCCTCGCCAGGGCCCAGGAGGACCGCCTCGATCCAGTCTTGACCGAGGCCGAAAAGTTCAACAAGGACAGGGGGCGGCTCCTGGCCGAACTGGAGAAGGCGAAAGGCGGCGGCGACAAAAACGGGCAAATCCTGGCCGAGAGGCGACTAGGTGACATGGCCAGGAACTTGGCCGACTCGTTCAAGATCGGCGACTCATTTTTTGCGGGCCAGGCCGAGAAGGGATCCCTCGAGGCCTACCAAGCCGAGATGCGGGCCCAATTCGGGGACGGGTCTCTCTCTCTTCAAGAACGCTTGGCCTCCGCCCAGGAAAAACAACTCCGAGTCTCGGAGCAGTCCCTCGACGAGGCCAAGGCCCTCCGGGAAGTTTTGGCGGGCCAGGGGCCGCCGCCCGCCCAATTCATACTTCCAAACTAGGAGGAGGTTTTTCCGATGGGGGTCACAAACTTTCAAGTCCTGACCAACGAATCTGGTTCGGTCAATTCGAGCTACCAAAGGACTTATCAGAAGGTTTTTCTCCTGGAGACCGACCGGGCCCTCGCCCCGTACACCGTTTGGGAAGCGGGGTCATATTCCGGTCTTCCAAAGATCTTCGATGTCTATCCCAACGACCCGACCGGGAAGGCCTTCTGTGTCTCGATCGCCCCGGTCCAGGACACCAACAACCCCTGGCTTTGGAAGATTACCGCCTCTTTCGCCTATGCGATCGACGGTTGGACCGGAGGCGGCGGAGGCGGCGGTTCGACATCCGGGAACCCGTTGATTGACACACAACAAGCCGGGACCCCTCCGACTCAACGGGAGTCGGCCCCACTCGTCCGGGCCCGAGATTATGCCTATTCGACGATGGTCGTCGGCCAAGAGGTTATCCGTTCCTCGGTCGACTCAAGCGGAAATATCGTCCCTTTCCGGAACACCGCCGGGGACCCGTTCCCCAGTCCGCCGACGATCACGATCCCAGGGGTCCAGATTACCGTCGGACTGAACTCCCTTTCTCCGCCTGGAGGGAACTGGGTCGCCGCCCTGCACAAACTCAACCGGAACCCGTTAACGATCGACCTTTGGTCGATCCCCGCCAAGTGGGCCCGCCTCGAAAGTTGCTCCGCCCAAAGGGTTTTCGAGGAGGGGATCTCCTATTACCGATGGACGATCGTCTTTTGTGTACGGGAGTTCTGGAGTTGGAAACCCCTCTCGATGGGCAACCGGGCTTTTTACTCTTTAAAAAACAAGGCGACCGGAAACTTTGAGACCAAAAAGGTCGCCATTACGGAAGTCGATCGGTTTTTGACCGGCCCCCAACTCCTCGATGCTAACGGGTTTGTCGTGACCTCGACTAACGGTCGGACCGTTTACAAGCACACTTTCGATTATCTGGACGATGTCATTTTTCCGTCACCTTTGTGAGTCCGACAAATGGCAAACTCTCCAGGTTTTACCGTCAATTACGAGACCGCCAAACGGTTGGGGAAGATCGTCCGGGAATACGAGGCGGGCCGGTTGACCAATCGGGACCAGGAGACCGGGGAAACCCTGACACCTGGCCAGGGTGGTTTCTGGGTCCAGGCCGGGGCGACGGCGACCGGATGGCCCGCCGGTTACCACGCCGGGACTCTGTTGTTTGCCGACCCGTATACCGGGGTTTGGTACGAGTCGCCCGAGGCGATCTTGGTTTATGAGTTGAACGAGAACACTTTGACCGAAGGGCAAAAATACCAAGGGAACTTTCTCGAGACCGTCGTCAAGGACGGGGTGGCGACCGGAGTCTTTTCGGTGAACAAGGGCGGGGGAGGGAATACCCTCGACTGTCCCCATGTCTCCGGGGTGGTTTGTACCGGCGGATATTTGGCAGTCACATACGGAACAGGTTGTAACTCGACACCATGACAACAACCTCCACCAATTGTAAAGAGACCCACGCCCCCGGGGTTTATGCTCCGGTCTTCCACCAATGTTGGGGAAAAAAGGTCCTCCCTTCTAGTTTCCAAATCGAGTGGGGACCATTCACGGCGAACGACCCAAACGCCAACCCGCCGCCAAGTTGCGTAGGTCCAAAGGTTTCTGGGACAATGGCAAGGACCGGGCCTTGTGAATTTGTTTGGGGTTATACCAGGGGGAGCGATGGGATATTGCTTTCAACTGGTGGGGTTCCTCCCGTCTCGACCCAAATCAATCAGTCAACTTTGCCCGGTTGGTATGTCTCCAATGCGACCAATGTTACCGGAAGTTGCTCCCAATCCGCCAACGGGGTGACGACATTCAGGATCGAGGGGACATGGTCCAACGGTATTTGTACCGCCCCTTTTGTTATCACTTACGAGGGTTAAAAATTGGGATACGGTGCATGGGCCAAACTTGTTTCGGGGACTTGTCTCACCGTACCGACCAGGAACAATGTTCCCGCCTTTGCCATGCCGTTTCGGGAGTTCACCGTCCATACCGTTTTCGGCGATCCTCCCGGGACTTCCGGGATCCAAGCGGCTATGTGCGGTTGTGGTTTCCGAACCGACACAATGGGGAACGGGGTCGGAAGTATTGGGACCGCCAGGATCGAACCTTTCAACCTTCCGAGTGGATCAACCGCATATGGTGAACCATACGGGAGGCGAGTCGAAAACCCGGTCGTCCTGAAAACCATTGGCGGCGGCGATCTTTATTTTGCTTCCAACGATTTGTACCGATGGAAACCAAGGGCGATGTATGTCCCGAATTATTACCAAAACTTTTCGTCTGGTCCCTCCATCCAATGGGGACACCTGGCGACAACGGTCCGCCGCCGTTTGAAGGGAGTCTCCGGGGCGAATAATTCAAATTACCAAAAACGGTACAAGTTTAATTTCACCGATGCTACCGCACCAATTAACGGACAAACCGACTACCTTGGACAATTGCACCCGGCCCATTGTATTTGGACTAACAAAGGGTTAGTGGAACCTTTCTTGGCCGAGACCCACTACGAGCAAACCGGACAATCTCCAAACCCGGAAAACAATCGCCAATGGACGATCCCGTTTTGTGACCCCCTACGGGCCAGGGACTCGTCGGGAACGGTTCTCGGGACCTTTATCGGTTACACGATGATCCACTATTTTTCTTTCGCCTTTGTCCACTACGGTGACCACACGGAAACAACAACGAACCAAAACGGCCAGGCGACAACGACGAACCCTTTTCTCCCAGAGAATTATCGGGGGACACCTGACAACACCGGGAAAAAACCGAGGATCCTCAACTCGAACCAACTTTGGACGATAGACACCCATGTGTTTATGGTTTGCGACAACCCTCAAGTTGGGAGCCCAAAAGTCGCCTCGATACGCCATTGGTTCTACAACGACCCGACCGCCGAACCCGATCCGGTCAACGAGTATTTTTACGCGGTTCACGGACCATTACAGTCTCAATATATTTTCCCTGTCCAATTTAATATGGTTGGAGATGTCGCCCAGACAATCCAGTTCGGTTTCTCCTCGATGCGGGTTTATTTGACACCATGACACAATCGACCAAAGTTGTCGCCTATGATGTGTGCGTCGACCAATCCCTGGTCGCCCCGTCGATCGATTGCTCTCTCTGTGGCTTGGGTTGGCCGATGACCGACGGAAGAGTCCGGATCTCTTTTTGGGGTCCGGTTTGCCCGACGACAAACCAACCGGCCCCGTCGTATTGGTTGGGGATAGCACCAAGGGAGTTCCGTTGGTTTTGTTTCAATCCTGGAAATGATGCCGAACCAAACCCAAACACCTGGGGGGCGATCGGATATTTTTCTGGGATCTCGGTCGGGGGGAGTGCCAACTCTTACAAATTCTCGGCGACTGTCTCGGTCGTCGACAAGGACACCGTTACGGTTAGCCTGACGGTTTATTGGTTAAACTCGGCCAAGGCCTGGGAGACCTACTTCACCAAGTCGGCTAGCCTGGACGAGATCGCCCACCCATACAACCCGGAACCCTGGAGAGGTCGAGGGTTTGTTTCGGATTATCTTCCGATCACCGTCTCGGAGAATGGCGGAAAGGGCGACCCGGTCTCGTTCATAAAGTTGGAACTCGGATTCTCTGCTATGGTTTCCGGTTGCGGGTCCAAGTCGAACGGTGTCCCGCCTTGCGGTTTTTGGACCGGTTCGGGTTGGCATAGTTGCCTAGTCGCCCACCTAGAAGAGTTCGACGAACCGATCCTTTGGGACGGGACGATCGAGGCCGACTCGATTCAATGGGACGACCCGGAAAACAATCCCTTGATGACCGGCAACAACAAACCGGGCCGACTGATTCAAATGGGCCGGGATCCGGCCCCTTGCGGTCAACTCGGGTCGGGGGCCTATTGCCAATGCGACCAGATAGTTTTGAAGGCGACCGGCCCCAATTGGGCCCTTAAAAATAAGGACCCCGGGTTTGTCTCCGAGTTCGGGACGATCGGGGTCCCAGGCGAGGCGGTCGGAGTTATCCAAGAGATTCAGGTCGGCGGCCCTCTGGTTGCCAAATCAATTAACGGCGGGCCCCTTTATTTGGCTTGGAAAAACTCCTCCGGAACTTACGAGGTCGTTCAACCAACGGTCGTCCAGACATCAAGCCCAAATATTCTCAAGGCGACATTCTCAAGGGCGACCGTTTGGGTTTATTCGATGATCTTCCCAAATCCGGCAATCTTGCCCGATGAATGCTCGACCGCCCTCGACCCGGCCCCACAACCAAACCCGGGGTTTTATTGCGTCAATGGGGCCTGTGTCTGGTCGTACACGCAACCGGCCGGGGCGACTATGGGGCCATTTTCTACAATCGACCAATGCTCCACGGTTTGTGTCCCGGCCTCGATGATGACGGGGCCAACCGACGAACCAACCGGCCAGGCCGCCCCCAACTTGGAGTCGGCCAGGGCCGAGGCGATCCGCCGGGTCTCTTTACCTTGTGTCTACCTGGGGGAACCGATCGAAGACCCGTCGTCTTGTGGGTGCGGGACGGCGGTCCTTCGCCGTTGCACACTTCACGGCGAATGCCGGAAAACCGGATACCCGAAAGGGTCCGAGATGATTTGTTTTAGTTGCGACGACTGGAAAGGGGGAGAATGATGGCTGGAAAACGGATCGATCAACTCGGGATCCGAGACCCTTTAATAACGGATATTTTGCCATTTTCTGGACCGACAAGCGGACCGGCGACAAAGGCGACCGTTCAAAAGGTTTTCGACCTGGTCAAGGACCTGGCGAACAAAACGCCGATTTTGACCGATGTTTTTCCCGTTGAGTCGAGTTCGGCGACACCGACCGGAAAGGCGACCGTTCAACAAGTTTTCGACCTGGTCAAAGACTTGGCGACAAAGACACCGGTCCAAACCGATGTCCTCCCAATCGAGGACGCAACGGCGACACCTACCAAAAAGACTTCTCTCCGGTCGATCTTCGACATCTTCTCGGCCAAGACTGAGTTGGACACCTTTTCAAGTACCAGCACGGGATCGCCCGGAGAGATCCGGGTTTCCCCGAGTTACCTTTTTGTTTGTACGGCGGCCAATTCTTGGAAGAGGGCTTCCCTGTCCACCTTCTAACTTCGGGAAGGATACGACCGCCAGGCCCGCCGAGTCTTTCACCTTGGCGGGCCGGTTACATTTTGTGGGAACGGTTCCCCCAAAAAATGGTGGTCAATGATCCTACCCGTCGCCCTTCTCTTGTTTGGTCAGTCCCTCGAACTACCCGACAAAGTCTCCGGCCGGGCCGGGGAGTTCGTTGTCGTCCGGCCGATTAAGGTCGACGGCGGGTCGGTCCAATATTTTGCCATCGACCCGGGCCTTTCGGTTTTCCCTGGCGATCTCCTCGCCGACAAGACGACCCTGGTCGTCACCGGGAACCGGGTCGGCAAATACCGTATCCTGGCATATACCGCCAAAGGCGACAAACCCTCGCCTCCGGTTATCCTGTCGGTCTCGATCACCCAGGACGGGATCGAACCAGGGCCCAACCCAGGACCCGACCCAGGCCCAAACCCGGGGCCTTCCCCGACACCTGGCGACATCACCCAAGACCCAACCTTTCAAACCTTCCAGTCCCTGGCGGGAGGCCTCCAAGAGGCCAACCAGGCGGCCAACTTGGCCAAACTATCAAAGGCCTGGTCGAAGGCCCCGGAGATGATCGCCCAGGCGAAAACCCTCGGCGGCTGGAACTCGGCCGTCCGGGCGGAGATCACTCGCCAGGGGGTTCCCTTGGGGGCCCTGGCGGCGATCCGCCAGAAGGTCGGCGACATCGTCTCCGACGAGATCGGCGAAGACCCGGCGACCTCCCTGGTCGGTGACCCCGGCCGAAAGGCCGAGGCCCTGGCGAAAAAATTCGCCGCCATCTTCGCCAAGCTGGGAGGCGGATGATGTCAGACGAACAAATCCAGGAATACATTGACACCCCCGACAACGCCTTTGGGTGGGTCGATCTCCCCGAGGATGTCGAGGTGGTCGCCCAGGCCCAACCGATCCCAAGTTTTGGCAACACCGAGGCGGGCCTGGAGACCGACATTCCCGACGAGGCCTTTGGTTGGAGGTGGTGGAAAATTGCAACCGGGATCGACTTCCCAGAAATGGCCCAGGGATCGGTCGGGTCTTGTTGCTCATTCGGGGCCGCCCATTCCGCAATGCTGGCACTCGCCGGGGAGGTCGTCTCGGGGGATCCCGAGGCGGCGATCATCCCGTCGCCCGAGGTTATTTACGGGTTTTCCCGAGTCCAGGTAAACGGCGGCCGGTCGCCCTTCCGGTCCGACGGATCGACCGGGGCCTGGGTCGCCCAGGCGATGAAAGACTTCGGGATCCTGGCCAAGGATGTTTACGGGTCGTTTGACCTGTCCGCATACAACGAGGCCCGTTGCCGGGAGTGGGGGACCCGGGGAGTCCCCGCCGAACTGGTCGAGGCCGCCAAGGCCCACCGGTTTACCTCGATCTCCAGGGTCCGGACCTTCGACGATTTTTGCCGGGCGATCGCCTCGGGGTTCGGGGTTATCGTCGCCTCGAGCCAGGGGTTCAACAACACCCGCCGGGACTCCGACGGTTTTTGCAAACCGTCCGGGAAGTGGGCCCATTGCATGGCGGGCATTGGCTACCGCAAGGGAAAACGCCCAGGCGGGTTTATCAAAAATAGTTGGGGGGCTGGATCAAACTCGGGCCCCCGATACCCGTTTGATATGCCGAGCGGCGGGTTCTGGGTCGATGCCGAGGTCCTGGAAAAAAATATGCTGTCGAGAGGCGACTCTTGGGCGGTCTCGGTTATGCCGAACGGGTTTCCTCTTCGGCGGTTGTCCTGGTAGTCGGGAGAAAATGACGATGGGCGACTTACCGACCGTTTACCAGTTCCTCCGGGAGTTCGGACTTCCGACCCTGGGTTTGGTTTTTGTGGTTTACGCTGCCTCCCGTTGCGTCCAATGGGTCGGTCGTGAGGTCGTCACCCCACTACGGGATCGGCACTTCCGGTTTTTGGACGAGGTCGAAGGACTCCTAAAGGTCCTGGAGCAAACCCAAAGAAATTTGGTCACTTCCCAAAATGCAATCCTCGAGCAAGTCGCCGAGGCCACAAAGTCCAACCCGGCCCTTAAGAACCCCGGGCCAACCGGGAAGCAATAAGGGCCGGGCGGTTGTTGTTTTTTAATTCTCGAGAGGGTGGAACTCATGGTTAATTATCCGAACGAATTCCCGGCCGAGGCCCTCGGCCTGGTCCTGGCCAAGGTTAAGGGCCAGGCGGTCGATACTGCCAAGCTGGCCCATGCCGGTTGGAATGTCCTCGGGTTCGCCTTGGCGAAATCCCTTGGCGGTCCGATCTCCCAACCTGGACCAGACGACCAGGGCACACTATCCGACGAGGCGATCCTCGAGGCCGCCATCCATTCGCCCGAGGAGGGGGCCCTCGGTGGGGTCGTTCCTTGGGCCCTGGTTGTTCAGATTGTTCTGAAGATCCTTTTGACCGTTTGACCAAGCTAGACTTGTAAACACAAGAAAACCGCAAGATCCGTAAGGACCTTGCGGTTTCCTCGTTTTTCTAGGCAGTTTTTAAACTACCCAGACATCCGGGAAGGATGTATTTTTCCTACCTTATTGCAAGCTAATAAAAAAAAATCCTCGAGAATATTGAAGCAATTGGAAACTTTTCTTAACCTTTTGAAACCAACGATAGCGGCCGGTCACACAAGATCGACGCAAGATTTTCGGCGGTCATAATTCAAAAGGGGGTGGAAAATTTACCGACCAACTTACACCAGGGAGATCCCGCCAGGATCGAAAACCCGCAAGACCAAGGACGGGACCGAGGTCCAAATCCGCCACGGCGGGCGAATGGTTTGGGTCCCCGTAGGCAAGGGCGGCCGGGCCAGGGTTCAACACTCGGAATGGCACGGGCAGTTAAAAGGGGCCGACGGGCGGACCCGCCTGGTCAAACTGTGTTCGGACAAAGAGGCCTCGGCCGCCATGTTGCGGGACCTTCAAAGGACCGAGGACCGGGTCCGGGCCGGACTGGAGGCCCCGGTTATCAAGTCCCTCGAGACGGTCGACGAACTGGTCGACCGATACGAGAGGGAGAAACAGGCCGAGGGGTTGGGAAGGCGTAGCCTGGACAATCTGTTCCAGTCCCTCCGCCCGGCGGTCAAGGCCCTGGGACTGGAGTCCCTGGACGATGTCCGCCGCCTGGATTCTTCGAGGGTGTCTCGGTGGTTCACCGGGTTGACCACGACCCCGGGGACCAATGCCAAAAAACTAATTCGCCTCGGGCAGTTCCTCCGATGGTTGCTCGACCAAAAGTTGATCCCCGAGGTCCCACGGTTGCCGAAGTCAAGTTCCGCCCTGACCAACCAACGGCGACCCCTTTGGTTTGAGGATGTCGAGAAACTGGCGAAGGTCGCACCCTGGCCGAGGTGTCTCTTCTATCGCCTGGCATTCGCAACCATTGGACGGCGAGGGGCAATCCTGGCCCTGACTGGGAAAGACTTCGCCCTCGATGGGAACGGCGGGGCGGTTGTCACCTTTCGGGCGGAACACGCCAAAACAAAAAAGGCCCAACTCGTCCCGGTCCCCGATAGGTTGGTCCCGGATCTCCGACGGTTGATCTCGGAAACAAAGGGTGGTAGGCTCTTCGCCTGTCTGACCGACCGGGGCGGCGGACTCCAGGAGATTTTCCAAGCCGACCTCAAAGCCGCCAAGATTCCCAAGCAAACCTACGAAGGTGTCGCCTGTATTCACTCGATACGCCACGGCGGGGCCAGTCACCTGGCCAGGGGCGGGGTTCCCCTATTGCTCCTAAAAGAGATGGGCGGTTGGTCGTCGATCTCGATCGTCTCTAAACACTATTCGCACCTTTCACCGACAACGGATCGACGATTGATCGATCGATTGATGGGCAAACCACTAACATAAAGTAATCATCAATGATTACATCAAACAAAAAGGAACAAAAAGTTATCGCCGTAAACCATTGTAATCATCTGACTTACGGCAATTTGTTATGAACCAACTACTTTTCACTTAGTGAACAGTTAGTCTGTCTCTGTCGGGGAGAGTTCCCCCGGCGGATTTCAAAAACTCAAAGGGTGTCAATGAAAACGAAAACGCCTGTCGGTCATGTTTTGTTAAAAGCGGGGGAGGTCGCCAGTATTTTGAGAATCCACCCTGTCGCCTTGGCAAGACTGAACCGACGAGGCCTTGGTCCGCAAGGTTTCAAAGTAGGAGGGGCCCGCCGTTGGTTGGCCTCGACTGTCGACGAATACCTTAAGGACTTGGCCGAACAGGCGGCTAGGAACTAACGGGAAAAAAACAAACCCCCGGGGACTGTCATCCCCAGGGGCTTGTCCCGGACGAACCGGTCGCCTCCCCTTCCAGGTTGGCAAAAATATCTTACGCTTTTTGCAGCCCACCCCGCACACTTTCCAGCAAAAAAAAAAATGCTGGATGTCTAAACCGACATTTTTCCCCGGGATTCCTCGGGGCTTAAAGGGTGGACTCTTTTCTTATGCCAGGCAAAAAAGACCAACCGGAGGGGGGGGAAACCCCTCGCCCAGAGGATATTCCGCCGCCTCAAATTCCCTCGGTTTGCAACCGTTGCGGGGTCCCGATCGCCGGGGCTTATGGGTCCGGTTATATCCTGTGTCAATTTTGTTATCGCCAAGAAAACGAGTGACCCGAAAGGGATTGCAAATGCTTGTTAGAAGTCACAAAGGCCGGACCAAGTTCCGGTTGGATTTTGGCGATGGTCGTTTCGGGACCATCGAACTCGATGGCGGAAAGACTACCGTCCTCCTGGACCTTCCCAAGTCGGTTCTCATCCGACGAACCGACGACCTCGGGGAAGAGACCATCCAGGGGGACGACCGATACGCCTCCGCCCTGGCGGGGACTGTGTGGGAAGGGGGTCTCCGATGAGTCGCAAGACCAGGATACCAAGCAACACCGAGGAACTTCTCGACCTCCCTCGCCATTCTCAAAGGTGGGTCCCTGTCCCTGGCCGACTGAAAGTCTCAGTCTGTCACCTTTGTGGAAACTGGACGGTCCGCCGGGGCGGGAACTCGATCACCGACGAGCGGTCGATCCGGGGCCACATTCGACAAGGGTCGATCCGGTTCCGGGCTTGCCAGTCCCTGGGGGACCGGCCCTTGTGTGAATACTGTTTCCAAGCAGAAAACGAGATGAACCAAGAGGAGGTCCGCCTGGAGATCGTCCAGGACGAGATCGCCCAGGACGAGATCGTCGAGGAGGTCGCCCATGTCGCCTGACCCTTTATACGCTTTTGACCCCTACGAGTTGCCGATTGATCGGACTGTTTTCGCCGACCTGTGTCGATGGGTTCTCGAAAAGACCGACGACGAAAACTCGACGACCATTGACTGGTGCGGACCGTTGCACCCGTACGGGGACGGCGGGGGAAACTTCCGGGTCTTAGTTCGGAATGGTTCCGTCCATGTCGAGAAAAAACTTTGGAACCAATTCCGCCAAGGTTTTTTCTGGAGACCGGCCCAACTCTGGGTCGGGAAAAACGACAAACCAAACGAACACCCTTCAATCCGACATCCGTTGGCGGTCATGCTCGAGATTCTGTCGTGGGTTGAGGCGGATCGTCTGGACAAATTCGGGGCTGTTGATTGGTGGGGCGACGAGACCGAGGAGGGTTCGGAGTGAGTAAGTTCCTGTCGAAAGTTACAACCGGGAAGGACACCGGCCACGGTGTCATCCTCGGGATTTACGGGGAACCAGGAAGCGGGAAAACCTCCCTCGCCCTAGATGTCCCCGGGATCCTCCTAGTCGATGCCGAACGGTCGGCCGCCCACTATGAGGCCCGGCGGTTTGTTCCTGACCGTTGGGACGATGTCCTCGGGGTTACCCATGAATTTTGGGCGGATCCCTCGGCGGGCCAGGCGATCGGGTTCGATTCTTTGGATGCCCTCCAAAGTTTGATTTTCGACCAGGTCGCAAGGGCCAACGGTGTCGAGCAGATCGGCAATATCGCCTACGGTCGAGGGTTCGACCAGGCGGTCGCCGAGTTGCGAAAACTCTGGGGCTTCTTCGAGGGGATCGTCACCCAGGGTCGGGTCGTTCTCTGGACCTGTCACTCGTCGAGTACCAAAGTCGAGACCCCAGCGGGCGACACCTTCGACCGGGTCGGCCTGAAACTAAACGCCAAGGTCGCCGCCCTGGCGGTCGAGAAGTCGGACCTCGTCGCCCATGTCGGGATCCGGACCTTAGTCTCGAAGAACAAGGGCCAGGACAAAGGGCGGGCAACCGTCCTCACCGACCAGGACGGGAACCCTGAAAGGTTTTTCCGTTGCGTCCCGACTGGCGGAGTCTTGGCGAAGACAAGGTTTTCTCATCCTCCGGGCGAGATTACACCCTTGAGCTGGTCGAGGGTCCGGGAGTTCTGTAAATAGTTTACCCGTATTGTATTTTTTACGCGTTGTTTTTACCTTGTTTTTTAGGAGTTTTGACCGTGAACTTTGATGAACTAAACCTTTCCACCGTCCAGGCCGCCGGATCGATCCAACCTCTCCCCGCCGGGGAATACCTAGGGACGATCGTCGAGGCCAACGACGAGGCCGGGGAAACCCGGGACGGTGTCCCGACCAGGGCGGTCTCTGTCCGAGTCGACATCTCGGAGGGCGAACACCAAGGCCGCCGGATTTACGACCGACTAATCGTCGTACACCCGACCGAGATCGCCCAGCAAATTGGGAGATCCAGACTCAAGAGTCTAATCGAGGCGGCCGCCCCTGGGGCCAAGACATCCGCCGAGTTGATCGGGAAAACCGTCTTGGCCTCGGTCAAGGTCGCCCCGAGGAAAGACACCGGGGAAATGCGGAACGAGGTCAGGGCCTACCGCCGGGGCCAAGTCTCGACACCACCACCACCACCACCACCACCACAAAAACCACAGGGAGGAGACCCTGGTCGTCGGCCTTGGTGACCGAGGGGGATCGTCTCGCCGACGGGAAGACTCCGGGGTTCGAGTCCCTGGCGGCGGGTTGGGGGGTGGTGAATGGGAGTTACCTTGGCGAAAAAAAAACTTTGTGCGTCCCGCCTGGACAACCACCCCGACGGGCCGATCGAGGCCTGGCGGCGGGAAAATCCCGACCTCCCCTCGTTGGTCGTTGTCTTCTCGGACATCGACCAGGTTGCCCACCGCCACTCGATCCCGAACGAGGAAAAACCCGGGACATTTTTCCAGCTGGTTCGCCAGTTCGGACTCCTGGAAACCAAGACCAAGGGCCAAACCATTGACAACCTCGACCCGAGGATCCGGTCCCAGGCCGACACCTTGGGGCGGTTGTCGATGATCGCCCAGGCGGCGACCGGGCAGATCGACGACCGACTCCCCGGGGTTGGTTCGGTTTGGTCGGGGGATTCCTGGTCTGTCTGGCACGGTTGGGCGGGGGTCGAGTTGAGCGGGTCAACGATCCTGGAGTCGGACACCATCACTTGGGCCAGGCCCGCCAGGGCAACCAGGGCGACCGGTCGTTTCCACCTTCCGCCGATCCAAAGATGGTTAATCGATCTCGATCAACTCACCGCACTTTTTAAGTTCGAGCGGGCTTGGGACGATCCGACCCAACCGATCGGGACCAAGGGCCTCCGCCTGGAGCGGGACACCAACGACCGTTTTTCTCCCTGGTCGGGCCTTCGCCTGGACGAGACCGGCCAGGTTTGGATCGTCGGAAAATCAAAAACCTGGAGGGATTGAGAGTTGGACCTTCGCCCGTATCAAACCGAGTCGGTCACACGCACTTGGGAATATCTTCGGAACAACCCCGGAAAAAACGGTTGTCTCGTTCTCCCGACCGGGGCGGGAAAGACCCCGGTTATTGCCGCCCTTTGCCGGGAGGCGATCGACAATTGGGATGGGCGGGTTATCGTCTTGACCCATGTCGGCGAACTGGTCGAGCAGTTATCCCGGACCTTGACGGGAATGCTTTCGCCTGGAGATGTCGGAGTCTACTCCGCCTCGATGGGATCTCGGGACCTGGACCATCCGGTTTTGGTTGGCCAAATCCAATCGGCCTACCGGGTCGGCGGTCACTCGTTCGGCCGCCGGGACCTGGTCTTGATCGACGAGGCCCACCTGGTCCCACGGTCCGGGGATGGAATGTACCGGGGGTTCCTGGCGGAACTCCAGGCGGCCAACACCCACGCCCGCCTAGTCGGTTTGACGGCGACCCCGTTCCGGTTGGACTCGGGCCCGATCGTCGGGCCGGGGGAACTTTTCGACGATGTCATTTTCGAGGCCAATGTTCGGGACTTGATCGAGGCGGGTTACCTGTCGGCCCTGGTCTCCAGGGTCGGGGCCAAGTCTTGCCAGGCGGATCTCCTAGGGGTCTCGGTTTCCGGCGGCGACTACAACCTCGACGAGTTGGGTCGTCGGATGTCAAGCGGTTACCTGGTCCCCGATACGGTCGAGGATGTCCTCGACCGTTGCCAGGGTCGCAAGTCGATCCTGGTCTTTTGTCCGACTATCGCCCACGGGGAACTTGTCTTGGCCGAGTTCCGGTCGAAGGGGATCCCGGTCGGGTTTGTCACCGGGAAAACTCCAGGCCTGGAGCGGGGTTGGTTGGTCGACGAGTTCCGCCGGGGGTTGCTCCGGGTCCTGGTCAATTGCCAGGCCCTTACAACGGGGTTCGACGCAACCGGGGTCGATGCGGTTTGTCTCTTGCGGGCGACCAAGTCGGCGGCCTTGTATGTCCAGATGATCGGCCGGGGGTTGAGGTTACACCCTGACAAAGAAAACTGTCTTGTCCTTGATTATGCCGACCTCCTCTTGACCCACGGCCCGATCGACCAGGTCTCGGTCAAACCCAAACGGAAAGGACCGGGCGAGAAGGGCGAGGCCCCAACCAAGTCTTGCTCCGAATGCGGGGAGAGGACCCACGCCTCCGCCCGGGAATGTCCAGGATGCGGGCAACCGTTCCCCGAGAATTCAATCAACGAACACCGGGACACCCCGGCCGAGTTGCCGATCCTGTCCGACGACAAACCGACCATCGACACCATCGAAGTCGAGAGGGTCACCTACTCGAAACACTTCCCGAAAGACAAAGGGGACGGGCGGACTCTGGTCCCGTCCCTCCGGGTTGGTTACTGGCAACCCTCGGGAATGATGCCGGAACGGTGGCCGACTGTCTCCGAGTGGGTTTGCCTGGAACACCCCCGGGGATCCTTCGCCAGGGGGAAGGCCGAGGCCTGGTGGGAGGCGAGGTCTCCCGACCCTGTACCCGACACCATCGACGAGGCGGTCCGGATGGCCGAGGGCGGATCCCTGGCCCAGGCGGTCGAGGTCACGGTCAAACGCAAGACCCCGGAAAGTTTTCCCGAGATCACTCGTTGGAAACTGGGGCCAAGGCCAGGCCTGGAACACGACCCCGCCGAGACCGTCCCGCCTGGTGACGATGTCGACGACCTACCGTTTTGAAAGGGGGAACCTTTGAAAGTCCTTGTAGCTTGTGAATATTCGGGAACGGTTCGGGATTCTTTCTTAGCCTTGGGCCATGATGCGACATCTTGCGACATCCTTCCGACCGAGTCCCCAGGGCCACACTATCAAGGCGATGTCCGAGACATCCTCGGGGATGGTTGGGACCTTATGGTCGCCCATCCTCCCTGTACTTATCTTTCTGTTTCGGGAATGCATTGGACGACAAGAGGGTTAAGAGATCCCAGACTGACGGAAGAGGCCCTCGACTTTGTCAGGGTCCTCCTGTCGGCCCCGGTCCCAATGATCGCCTTGGAAAATCCCGTATCGATCATCTCGACCAAGATCCGCAAACCAAACCAGTCTGTCCACCCTTGGCAATTTGGACACCCTGAATCTAAAAGAACTTGTCTTTGGTTGGTCGGACTTCCCCTTCTGGTTCCGACTAATGTTCTCCCTCTTCCTCCGGGAGGGAGATGGGAAAACCAAACCGGGTCCGGGCAAAACAAACTGGCCCCGTCGAAAGACCGTTGGAAAATACGGTCGAAGACATACTCCGGAATAGCGGCGGCAATGGCCGAACAATGGGGGGCTTGTCATTCATTGAGATTTATTTGATATTTAAAAAGTCTTTAAGGGAGATTTATTTATGAGCGATCGAGACGGGGCCCATATGCTGGCCGAACTCCAAGAGGCGAGGGCCGAGGTTGATCGCCTCCGGATGGCGATCGAGAAACACCGCCAAGCGGTTGCGGAATACAAAGGCGGTTTTTATGGCTTGATGGTATTGCCATCAAACA